GATCAGAAGGATACGACATACCTGCCACAGGAATCGGTTCACCTGTATAAGAAGCACCAACACCTCCAGAAGTCCCCACGTATGGCATAGAGGATCCTGAAGGACCTGCTCCCCAAATGCTTGAAGGACCAGGGCCGATAAAAGACCCTCCTCCAGAAGCTCCTACAGGCCCTAAAGGCATAGAAGCTCCTGCTGAAACTTGTTTTACACCAGATTGGACTTGGCCTGATGCAGGATTTGCGTTGAGTCGAGTACTCATGGTGGATTTCAACCAACATGTTTTGTTACTTCCCTGGTATGTAAATTGTTTACACATTGGGTCAGTAATACATGCCTCTGCACACGCATACACTGTTTGTGTGAATGGAATCGATTTATAGGGTTGATCAAAGCGATCCATATTGGGACAATCAAAGATGATGTTTTTGTATTGTGGAGGAGGATTTGAACCATCTGCACATGTTCCAGAGCCACCTGCTAACGAAGGTCCACGTGCTAACGAAGGTCCTTTCACAGAAGGCATGGAAGCTCCTGAATAAGAAATAACGGTAGGAGTTGACCTCAAAGAAGCACCTTGGCGAACCAAACTATCCCATGGAACGACAGTAGATCGATTTATTTTCACAGCGGTTTGTAAACCTGCAGTAGATCCTCTATCAGACAAGTTCGAACTTACAGCATTCTTCAACCAACACTTTTGCGTTGAACTTTCGTATGTAAATTGATTGCAGGTAGCATCAGCTGCACACTTTTGAGCACAAGAACTAAGATTCGGAATATTTGTGAGACTCTGTGTGTTTGGATCACTCGGTCGCGAGAAATTTGGGCAATCAAAGGTAAATCCTGAAATAGCAGGTGGCTTCTGTCCATAGGGGCACGTAGCTGGTGCTGCTGGTGCTGGTGCTGCTGGTGCTGCTGGTGTAGCTACTCTTTGACTAGGCATAGAAGGCCCTTTGAGTATAGAACTGGGACTGGTTTTTACAGCGGTTTGTATACCTGCATTAGCTCCTTTATCGACCAAGCCTGAACCAACTACACCCTTCAACCAACACTTTTGCGTAGAAGATTCATAGGTCATTTGTCTGCATGCAGTATCAGCGGAACACTTGTTCAAGCAAGCAGTCAAGTTAGGGATACCCGTGAGACTCTGGATATTTTCATCATTCGGTCGAGAGAAATTTGGGCAATCAAAGGTATATCCTGGAACAGGAGTTGGTTTATTTCCATGAGGGCATGTATTCGCGGATGAAGATAAGGCAAAAGAGCCAGAAGGGGTAGAAGCAGCGAGCGTCGATTTACCTGATGTCGAAGTGCTCGTCGGTGCAGAGAGTGCGTATGCAGCAGAAGGGCTTGTTAAAGCTCCTTTTGACGCAGGTCCAGAGGATGGTGCAGGTGCAGCAGCAGGTGTAGGTGCACGAGCAGGTCCAGAGGATGGTGGAGGTGCAGGAGTATTCGCACGAACGGACCCACGTGTCGCAGGCGTTGTCGCAGGCGTTGTAGTAGAAGACGTTTTTACAGCAGTTTGTAGACCCGCTGTTGCTCCTCGGTCCACCAACCCTGGGCCTGCTACATTTTTCAACCAACACTTCTTTGTCGAAGCCTCGTATGTAAATTGTTTACAAGCAGGATCACTTGCACATTTACTTAAACATGCCGAAACATTGGCTATAGCTGTTAGACTTTGTGCATTTGGATCATTTGGTCGCGAGAAATTTGGGCAATCAAAGGTAAATCCTCCTGATGGTGGAGGAAGAGTTCCATAGGGACATGTTTTTACAGAAGATGCGGCAAATCCTTCTCTTCTGGAGGGTTGAAACCAGCTTTCCCAAAGTGACCAACTTGCCATTCTAAACGTCGGATATATATTACGTATTCATTTTTAACATCTTCCTTCCCGTATCTTGGTTATAAAACCCTTCGTGATTTTGCCACCGCCTGTAAGAGAATGTGAGGAAAAGGATGGCCGCAAAGAGGACAAAGATTGCAGAGGTTGGATTGAAATACAATGCCGTCAAAAATGCAGCTCCAAAGAGTGCATTCACAATTGTATCAATTCTCAGATTTCCTATCGATGTATATACACTCAATATAATAAAGAGTATGACAACTGCAAAACCAATCAATGTTAGAATGGAACGATCCATCTTCTACTATTCATCAGATTCTTTCCAAACAAATCTTTTGTCTTTTGTATAGATAGATGGATGTAAAGTCGGTGGAAGAATTTGATAAAACATTGGAACAAAAGGAACATCCAACAATGGTTGTGATTGTTGCTGCAGAATGGTGTGGTGCGTGCAAACGTCTTGAAGAAAGTGTCTGGAAACCTTTCTGTACGAAGAAAGATGCTCCTCCTAATGTGATACGAATTTCCGACGAAGTGTTTCCAAACACAAAGCTGGGTCAAAAAACTCCGATTCAGTACTATCCAACTGTACTAGAAGTTACAAGTTCAGGAACCGGAGAACAAGTTGCTACCCCTGTAAAAACACCAAGATCTGTGGAAGAATTACGATCTCTTGCACTTACAGGAGTTTCTTCTGCAGAAACAATCGATGCGGATAGAATTCCAAACGCAAAACTCGAGCCGATGCAAAAGGGTGGATCGTTTCTTCAAACGCTTCATCAAACTGCACATGGAGTTCTTCCCGCATCTGTCATTGGAACTCTTGCGTTGTACATGCAAGCTGGAGGCAAGCGAAGCAGCAGTCGTAAGCAAAAGGCAAGCAGCAGACGCAGTAGCAAGCGTAAGCAAAGCAACAGACGTAAGCAAAGCAACAGAAGAAAAACGAGACGCGGATATATGTTTCGAGCCTAGGCATAAAATTGATTACAATCCACTCTTCTAAAAAAAGTCCCCCAGCAAGAAATGCCTCTGTTTCATATCTTTGATGCTGTTGCACGTGACCATCGTTTGGTTCGTGTAGTAGAAGGAGCAGATGCCGATGAATACGAATATATGGATCTCGAAGAAGAGGACGATGCTTCTGTGGATGGATGGAAGAAGAAGAATCAAAGTACTTCAGGAGATTCTTTGAAGCACCGCACCATGCAAATCTATCTCTTTGGTGCAACTCCAGAGGGAGATACGGTTCGCATTGAAGTCTATGGTTTCAGACCCTATTTCTTCCTCGAGATTCCAGAATCTTATGCAACAGAAGGAGCACTTTTACGAACGGATCTTGCCCCAATCCTCCAGAAATATGCACATAGTTTTGAAAGAAAGAAGAAGCTCTATGGCTTTACAGGGAATGAAGAGTACACATTTCTGAAATTGAGCGTTCCAAGCCTAGGAGAGTTTTACGAACTTCGTAAGAAGTTTCTCAACGAACACCAAGAACCTATCTTCAAGCTGAAAAAGACAGCAGCATTCTCTCCACTTCGTGTGTATGAATCGAATCTAGATCCAATGCTTCGATTCTTCCATGAGCGAAATATATCCCCATGTGGCTGGGTGAATATTCCAGACGCGATGGTAGAGGATGGAAAAGTGGAGTGCACATGGGACGAGATCCATCCAGCAGAAGCTCCTTGCGTAACTGCTCCTCTTCTCGTCGGATCTTGGGATATAGAGTGTTATTCGTCGGATGGAGAATTCCCTCTTGCAAAGAAAGGGAAACGAGCCTCGGGAGATCCAATCATTCAAATCGGAACTGTCTGTTGGAGGCTTGGGTCAAACGAACCTGTGGAGAGGCATGTGTTTGTCTTGGGAGGCTGTGATCCAATGGAAGGAGTCACACTGCATGTGGCGAATACGGAGGCATCGCTTCTCCAGAAATGGTTTCAATGGGTCACTGTTGAAAAACAATTTGATATCTTGATTGGCTACAACATCTTTGGTTTTGATGAACGCTATGTTTGGGATCGAATGGAAGAGTTAGGAATGCTATCCTCAGAAGAGGTGGAAGCAATGGCACGTCTAGAGGGATCGATGAAACTCCAACAGAAGTTTCTCAGTTCTTCTGCCTTGGGAGACAACATGCTTCATCTTTGGAACACTCCTGGAAGATTACGTATTGATTTGTATGGCCATATCAAGCGAAAGACACAGATGGCGTCCTATACGCTTGATTCTGTGTGTGCTGCTTTCTTGAGTGGTACATTGGCGAAACAGAATCCCATTGTGTCGGTTGGAGAGAAACGCTGGCTTCTCAAGACTATGCAAAAGGGGGATGCACGTATCGGACGTTCTGTGCAAGTGTTGGATGAGATGGGAGAAGATCTCACCGAAAAGATGAAGATTCTCGAGATTGTGTCAGAGGGGTTGATTGTGGAGAGCGATGAAGAGGTATCTCTCATAAGCAATGAAGCATCACGATGGGCCGTTGTGAAGGATGATATTTCTCCCAAAGATATCTTTCGTCTCCATCGTGGAACAAACGCCGACCGAGCAGTTGTCGCATCCTATTGCGTCCAGGATTGTGATCTTGTTCTCGAACTCTTCAAGAAGTTGGATGTGTTTAACGAAGCAATGTCTATGGCGAATGTCTGTTCTGTCCCAGTGAGTTACATCTTTGTAAGAGGACAGGGCATCAAGATTGAATCTCTCATTTACAAGTATTGTCGCGAATCTCGTCAATTGATTGAAATTCTTCCTAGTCGAGGGTCTGGAGTGGAAGACAGTTATGAAGGGGCGATTGTATTGGATCCTGTCCCAGGATTCTATCGATCTCCCGTGGGAGTGTGTGATTTTGCTTCTCTGTATCCAAGTACAATCATCAGTGAAAATATAAGCCATGACATGTTACTCTGGACGAAAGACTATGCGTTAGACGGGACTCTTTTGAAGAAGAAGATGTATGGAACGGAAAAAGCAGAGAGAACTCCTCCATCGGGAACGCGTTGGACCGACATCGAATTTGATATATGGAGGCCTGATCCAGAAGATACGAGAAAACATCCAGAGAAAAAGAAAGTGGGTACGAGACTATGTCGCTATGCTCAGCCGGCGTCTGGAGAGAAAGGATCTCTCCCAAACATTGTTGCAAAACTTCTTGCAGCCAGAAAAGCGAAACGTGAAGAATTAAAACACACAACAGATCCATTTAAGAAAGCATTGTTAGACGCAGAACAAAATGCCTATAAGATTACAGCAAATTCATTGTATGGCCAATTAGGCTCAGGAACATTTAAGATTCGACTCCAAGATTTAGCAGCATCTGTTACATCGTATGGGAGGAAACAGATTCTGTTTAGCAAAGCAGCAATAGAAAGATTCTACGGACCAGATGCAAAAGACCCACGATGTTCTGCGGAAATCGTGTATGGTGATACAGATAGTATATTTGTGAATTTCAACCCGAGACATCCTGTGACAGGAGAGTTGTTACAGGGAAGAGACGCGATTGTGGAAACAATCAAATTAACAACAGAAGCAGGAAAATTTATAACAGGGGCTTTGAAAGCACCCCATGACTTTGAATATGATAAGGTCTTTGCACCATTCTTGATCTTTAGCAAGAAGCGATATGTAGGGAACAAGTATGAAGAGTCCCCAGATGAATTCAAAGAGACAGCGATGGGAATTGTGTTAAAGAGGAGAGACAATGCACCGATTCTGAAAGTGATTTATTCTGCAGCGATTGATCGTCTCTTGAACCATCAAGATGTCGAAGGAGCAGTGAACGTCGTGAAGGAGAAGATTCTTGAATTGGTGGAAGGAAAGATTCGATTGTCTCAACTGACGATTACAAAATCACTTCGATCTTCTTACACAAGTGTTCCTGCACACAAGATGCTTGCGGATCGAATTGCAGAACGAGATCCGGGAAATGCACCTGCATCAGGCGATCGTATTGGGTATGTCTATATCCAAGCACCTGTTGGACAAGTTGCGTCAAAGCTGCAAGGAGAGCGTGTAGAAACACCAGAGTTTATTGAAGAGAAAGGATTGAAACCAGACGCCCAATATTATATTGAACATCAATTGATGAATCCACTGACAGAGTTGTTCAGTAGTATCGTGGAGAAGATACCAGGATTTGTACCGCCTGAAAAAGGGTGGGAGGAGGATGCGGGGAAGAGGATGCGACAGAGAGAATGGATTACATCAGACTTATTGTTTCGCGAAGGATTGCAGAGATGTAAAAGTATTGCAACACATGGATTTCTTTCCAAGTTTGGATCGAATCTTCATACGACGGTTGTAAAACGAAAGACACCTCCTAAACAAGCGACCAAACATACAGACTCGAAAGGAACAAAAGCAAAACTCAAACAGACAACTCTACAATTTGTTCGAGACACATCTCTTATATCAGATGAAGCACTTGCAAAAAAGATTCGATCGGTTCGCCGTTCTGCAAAGGTTGCGAAAGTTGAAGGAAGTGTAGAATCTATCGATGTGTAGATGACGACACCTGAATCGATTCTAGCGACGCAATGGTTAGAGGAAGCTGAGAGAAAAGATATTTTTTGTTCGAGTTGTCAAAGGAATACATGTAATGCACTCGCGAGACAACGATGTTCTTATAGTGCATGGCCAGACCAGAGTCTAGCAAAAAAAGCAAGTGAATACATTCCACTCGATCTTCGAGAAAACGTCCATGTTGTCATATTGAATCCCTCTGCTGAAGGGGGAATGCCTCATACACGACCCAATTTGATCTGTCTTCCGGCCTATTATCCAGACTCTTTAGTGGAATCTACGATGAAACACGAGCTTCTTCATGTGGATCAACGTATCAATGAAACCAATTGGATGAAGAAACTTGTAAAAGATGGATGGGTCGAAGAAACACAAGCAAGTGTTCCAGAAGATTGGTTACGCAAATGCCGTTTCAATCCAGACACATGGAATTCCAGATTCTGGTCGTGGGAGGATCGATACATCCCTCTCCCCATTTTTGCCAGAGAGGACCAGCCTTCGATGACAGACTTTGCAGTATTCTGGTATGACAAAAAGTCTGAGAAAGCAATTCGTAGACCACCAGATGGATTTGTGCAACAATACGGATCTGTTTCACAGTCTGCTCAAGAGCATCCTTATGAGTTATTCGCATATATCTAATAGCAGGATGCCTATCCATTCATGGTTAGGGAATCCTTCCATAGATAAACTAGCTCTCCCAATATGTTCTCATAAAGGGGTTGTAAAAGACTTGAGTGGTACTGTAAAGTTTCTACTAAAACCAAAAGGAGTTCTTGGAAGAGGAACCTTTGGAATTGTAGAAATCTTTGATCGAATTGATGCGTCTACCCAAGAATCTCGAGTTGTCGCAATGAAACGACCAACACATCCATCGATCGATTTGTATTTAGAAGCTCTTGTACAAAAGAAACTTCACACAGAACTTCAAAGATATGGACTTCATACATGTATTCCAGAAGTCTACGATATTATACAAGATAGTCGTACAAAGGATGTATGGTTTACAATGGAAGCATTAGACCCTCAGTTGTTGTCGCAATGGTGTGTTCGTCGATCGTATGAAGAAGCTCCAAAAGTCTTTGGACTTCTCTTGCTACAGATTGCACTTGTGTTGCAGGTGTTAGAGGATGTGTTGCAGTTTGATCATAGAGATTTGAAGGTGAACAATATTCTTATTGCAGACACACCTCTTTCCATTGCAATGGATTGGAAGGGGGAAAGCAAGACTCTTGAATTTCCCTTTCGTGTTGTGTTTGTCGATTTTGGGTTTTCCTGTATTGGAGGAAAGGTGGATGTACGCGACAATTCAGAGTTTCCTCCTCTAGATCCTTGTCCTAAAGTGGGACGGGATATGTTTCAAGTGATTGTTTCTCTGTGGAGTATTCATAGCTTCCGATCTATGATAGAGAATGCATGGGGAGCATGGGTTCGAGAACGATTAGGAAGAAGTCAATACATTCATTTAACAGAAAATTCTCAGACTCTGGAATGGATGTATATGGTGACAGATGTCAAAGAGTTTCAAGCCCCTCTATGTACGCCTTTTCAGATCATTCAAGATTGTATACAGGCTTTAGAAGGTATATAGATGTGTTTATTAACACAATATTACCCCCTTTCTTTTAATTGTATGATACTAGGGTTTTTCCTCGGATTTGGAATATCCCTAGGATTTCTATCCGGAATTCTTGGATCTTTTTCGATTGTTTGTTGTAGTATTTTTTTCGCAGTTCTGCTTTGTTCTGGAGCCTTTCAAATCATCCCTATGATTGATACGGTGGAACAGTGGATTCAGAAAACGTTTCCTAGTATGAAACATACTATAACAGAACATGTTCGAAAATGTTACGATGTTGATGTAAGAGATGAGAAAGTCAAAGACTCTCGCCCGAAACTCTATCTATTTCATCCTCATGGAGTCTTAGCAACAGCATTGAATTTCCACATCTTAACTCGTATGACAGACTGGCCTATACGACCGATGAAAGCAGCAATTCTTTCTAAATTTTTGTTGTATCCTTTTTCAAGAGAAATTTTTGAACGAATTGGTGCTGTTCCTTCAGACTATGGATCTATGAAAGGGGTGTTAGAGGGTGGAGAGTCTCTTGGTGTGAGTATAGGAGGTTCTAGCGAAGTGAAGTATGCAGAATCGAAGAAAATGATCTTGCTATGCAAGTCACGGCGTGGAATTTTTAAAATGGCTCTGGAAACAGGAACTCCTCTTGTACCTGTTCTTGTCTATGGAGAAGATGATGTCTATACACAGACGAATGCAACATTTGTGAAATATTTGAATAGTCTCACAGAACAAAAAGGATTTCGTCTAAACATACCATCCTTGAGTTCTTGTTATAAAATGTTCCAATTCTTTTCAGGAAAGACAGAGGTTCATGTGAAAACCGTGTTAGGATCTCCTCTTGATGTTGAAAAAGTCGACAATCCGACAGAAGAAGACATAGAATGTGTAAGAGGGAGATATATAGAAGGTTTGAAACAATTGTACGCAGAGACAAAGCCAGCGGACTACGAGGAAGAAATTACCTTTGTGTAGCTACAATAGAACGATGAGTACTTCTGAAAACGAAGCTACAAAAAAGCCAGAAGAATCTCCTGTGTCTACTGGAAAGAATGCTTCTGAAAACAAGAAGGCTGCTGAAAACAAGAAGGCTGCTGAAAACAAGAAGGCTGCTGAAAACAAGAAAGAAGCTGAAAACAAGAAGGCTGCTGAAAACAAGAAAGAAGCTGAAAACAAGGCGTTTGATGAGAAAGTTGCAAATCCAACAAAATCCCTTGACAATATTCTTACAATCCAAGTCTTATGTGACACACACAGTTACATGAAAGGGGCTTTAGAACAAATGGGGGAAGAATTTCGTCTTCTAAATCCAGAGTTGAGCAAACGGTATATAGATGCTGCAAATCTCTGGGCAGACATTTGTGCAAATGGTGATGCACCCTACAAAGGGTTATCCACAGACTCTTTGATTCGTTGGCTTGTCTATTTGATCAAGGGATGGGGAAGAGGATCTCTCGCTGAGCTTCCTCCTTTGACTGCAGATGAAGCAGAAGCGACGATCTCTGCTGCAAATCCCTTTTTAGCTGCAATGAAGAATCTTGTAAAGAAAAACAATTCTCTTGTACAACCTGCAAAAGAATCAGAAGGTGCAGTAGGATCCGTAGGTGCTGTAGGTGCAGTAGGTGCAGTAGGTGCAGTAGGTAACAAAAAAGAAAACGAAACCAAAGCAAAGAGTCTTGAAGAAACTGCTTTGGAAGCATCAGAAAAAGCAAGGAAGGCTGCTGCGAAAGTAAAGATCCAAGCGGATACAATGAATGATTCTATAGGTCAGACGAAGGAAAAGAGATTGCTTCTTGCAGAAAAGGTAAAAGAGTATGCATTGGAAGCAGCAATTGCTGCAGAAAAAGCGGTGGATGCAGCACGAACTGCTGCAGCATCGAAGAGTGTTTTATCGTTTACTTCGGCAGGAACTCTTGGTATAACAGGATCTGTAGATCCAACAGAAGTCAATCTAACTCTTGCACTTGCTGCCCAAGAGTCTGCAAATGAACATGCAAGAGAAACAAAACAACTTTACCAAACCCTTCTTACACTCGAAAAGGAAGAAGAACTCCCAACCATTCTTGCAGATCTCTATACTTCTGCAAAAGAAACATCAGATGATACAATTCGGGTTGCGACTGCTACAGAGAATACGATTTCTGCAGCTGCGAAAAAGCTTTTCTTTGGATCAGATGAAGAAGTTGACGCATTCACTCTTCAAGAAAAAGCGAGGAAACGTGCTCTAGAAGAAATCGAATCAGAAGAAGCAGTTGTTGCCGCCGCCGCCGCTGCCGCCGCCGCGGCAGCTGCTTCTAAAAAAGCAGAAGCAGAAGAAGGAACAAAAGAAAATAGCAGCAATATGACAGGCTTTGAGAATTTTGCTGGGGAACAGTTTGAAACCACAAACAAACCTGCAAACACACCTACGAATACCAAAGCCAACACACCTGTTGCCAACACACCTGTTGCCAACACACCTACGAATACCAAAGCTAACACAAACAAACCAGAAAATACATCCAATATGAAAGGATTCCCTACTTTTGCTGGGGAACAGTTTGAAACCACCAACAAGCCGACCAACAATACCAACAAGACGGCCAACAATACCAAGAAGGCCAACAACACAAAAAGCAACACACCTGAGAACTCTTCCAATATGACAGGGTTTCAGAACTTTGCAGGCGAACAGTTTGAAAATACGAATGCAAACAAAAAGAACAAAAAGAACAATACCAAAAACAATACCAAAAACAAAGAAGTACCGAATACATCAGAGTTGTATCAAAATGAAACCCAGCCAAAGACACGAAAGACCAGAAAAAATCGTAAGGCTAAAAATTGACGCATGAGAGTATGAAAAGAGACCTTACAACATGGAATCGAATCGTAAAAAACCTTCCAAAAGAAATGCAAAAGGGAAAGCAGAGATGGAGGCAGAAGTCCCAAAGATCGCTCAAGAAGTTCCTGAACCAACCGTGACAGAACTTCCAGAAGGATCCTTGTCACAACCTATACCAACAATCTTCCTAGAAGAGACTCCTGAACAGAAACAATCAGCAATTCGATTCTGTCCTGTCTGTCGACACTATATGTTTATGAGATCAGAACAAGAAAATATTGGAAAACGACTCTGTAGGAATTGTGGACATCAAGAAGACATTCAAGGAGGACTCGTGATGGAACTTATGATTCAAGAGCGATCAGCAGAAGGATATAAGATTCTCTTAAATGAATTTACACGACGTGATCCAAGACTTCCCCACATTCGTAAGACAATTGCATGCCCCGATGCTGGATGTCCTAGCAATCACGGGGCAGCAGAATCAGATGTTATTTATATTAAATATGATGCCGTGAACTTATTATACCTCTACATATGTGATATATGTGGGTTCCAATGGAGGTCTCGACGATAGAAGAAGTAGTACACACTACAATTTTTTTCGACCAAAATTGAAGGCAGCCTGTGAATAGAAAACCAAGTCCACAACAGCAATGGCAACATTTCAGCAATTTGATAACCACCCTCTAGCGTACTTCTTGAGCTCTCGTCAAACGACGAAAGGTCAAGAAGCAAGTATTTGTGGAATGGGGGAAGGTGTAAGAGGGAAGTGGTTGATTCGAGAGGATGAGTATCCAGAGTTTCTCAATCATCTCCACGACTATCTCTTTGTGATGAAAGCTCGCCCTCTCAATCTTGTAGAACAACCTAGACTAAACAAGCCGAAGCCAATTCTCTTAGATTTGGATTTGAAATTCCCGTCGAATTCTGCACTCTCTCCCCATCGATTTACCAACGGCCACATTCGAACCTTTCTTCACACTGTTGTAAATGGTCTCAACACATTCTTTGATACGTCACGCTATGAAGTCCTCCGTTTCTTTGTGTCTCTTCGCCCTCAAGCCTACTCCGATGGAAAGAAGTGTATAAAGGATGGCATTCACGTGCAGTGTCCAGACATCACTCTGAGCAACGAGAAACAGAAAGTCTTACGATCCTGGCTTTTAGAAAACAACGCAATTGAAAACGCCTTTGAAGGAACAGGCTATTGCAACACACCAGAAGATATTTATGACGAGTCGATGGTTCGGAAACAGGGATGGTTCTTTTATGGAGAGAGTAAGCCAAAGATTCCTCCTTACAAGCTCGAAACCATCTTCGGCTACAGTCCAGAAAAAGATGCTATTGAACTCTTGAATCCCAAAGACTATGATGAAAGAGAATTGATGGAACTCTTGAGTGTCCGCTACAACATCGCCGACGATGACAACGAGGTGATAGAGAGTGGAAAGGAGGCGTTTGAAAAATACATGAAGAGATCTGCACCAGCAACTCTTTCTGCGTCAGCTGCTGCAGAACTCCAAGCTCCTGTGGGCACAAAGCCGACCTTCCAAGTGTATGTCCCAGAGTCTCACGATGATGAAGAAATAGAATTAGCGAAACGATTGTCGCGAGAATGTTTGAATGAAAGACGTGCTGACTGCTACAAGACGTGGATGGAAGTCGGATGGTGTTTATCCAACATTGAAAATTCAGAAGAGATGTTTGAAGTATGGGTGGATTTCTCGAAAAAGTCTACGAAATCCGATGGAACGGATTGGGGGAGGCACAAGAGAGATTGGATGAAAGGATTCAGTCGAAACACGCCGGGATCGAAGCTGACATTGAAGTCCTTGCATTATTGGGCTCGTGAGGACAATCCAGAGAAATACAAGGAGCTTGTGGAGGAAGATCATATTCGCTATGTGCAGCAGAAGGTGGATGAGACGCACTATCACATTGCAAAACTGTTAAAGAGGATGTACAAGGGTACGTATTGTGCATCGGTGGAGATTCGAAGGATTGAGTGGTATTATTACGATGCCTCGATCAATTCGTGGCGGCACACGAATCAGGGTATGGAATTGCGAGAGAAGCTGAGTACAGAGGTGGTGGATCTGATTGTTGCAGCTCGCATGCGATTGAAGAAAAAGGGATACGACGAATACTGTGAGCAGAATGCAATTGCAGTTGGCCAGGGGAGAGAGATGGATGAAGATTGGTTTAAGCAGTGGGGTGCAACCTTTGACGGCGGTCGATTCGAGACATTGCACAAGATTGAGAAGAAGTTGTATCAGACCGATTTTAAGAATTGTGTGATGAAGGAAGCTGCGGAGTTGTTTTGCGAGGAAGATTTCTTGAACCAGTTGAACATGAACACGCAACTGTTTGCTTGTCGAAACGGAGTCTTGGATTTGCGAATGCAAGTGCAGAATACAAGCACCGGAGAACTAGAAGAGAAGGTCGTGTTTCGACCAGGAAAACCAGATGATAGTATTAGTTTCTTAGCAGGGAGGAACTATCCAGATACAGAACCATTAGACTATGTAGAATATGATGCAGAAGATCCTCAACAACATGATTTGATGGAATTTCTCAAGAAGATCTTTCCAAACCACGAATTGCTTCGTTACTACTTGCGTCTCATGGCGTCTTGTCTTGAAGGTGCAAATCGAGAACAATGTTACTACACCTTCATTGGAGTAGGAGGCAATGGCAAGTCAAAGGTGGTCGATTTGATGCGATACACCTTTGGAGACTATTGTTCTTCTCTGCAAGCGACAGCCTTGACGCGAAAGAGACCGGAAAGTGGTGCAGCGAATCCAGATATTATCTCGATCAAGAACAAGAGATTTATCTATCTCCAAGAACCTGATGACAAGGAGCCATTGAATACTTCGAGAATGAAGCAGTTTAGTGGTGAAGATGTGGTGGAAGCTCGAGCGTTGTATGAAGACCAGCAGAGGTTTCGAATTACAGGAAAACTCTTCATGATGTGTAACAGATTGCCACCGATTACATCGATGGATCGAGGCACTTGGAGAAGGATTCGAGTCATACCGTTTGGGAGTAAGTTTGTAGATCCATCAGACCCAGAGTTGAAAACGAAAAAAGCAAACGTCTTCTTGAGAGACAACAAGTTGGATGAGAAGTTGCGAATGTGGCGAGAGGCGTGGCTAGGACTTCTGGTGCATATCTTTGAAACGGAGTATTTGGTGAACGGGTTGGAACCGATTCCTCAGGCTGTGTTAGAGGAGAGTAGCAAGTATAGAGATAATTTCGACCAGTATGGAAAGTTCAAGGCAGAGAGGATGATTGATTTCCGCGATCCCAGACTTGGCTTGGAAGAGTATGGAGATGAGAAAGTGAGTTTGAAAGAGTTGCAGAATGCATACAACACGTGGACAAAACAGAATGAAGGAACGTTGACTGGAAAGAGATTGAGCAAGCAAGAACTCCAGACACGATTGGAAGAGGATTTTGGGGCGTTAGAAGCAGGATGCTTCAAGCGTCTCCAGGTATTCTTTGACGATGATTTGAAAACAGAATTTGAAACAGAGAGGAGGATTCCTGAAGCGTAAGGTTCGACCTTCGGTCTTTGGTTCGGCTTTCAGCCTTTGGTTCGGCTTTCAGCCTTTGGTTCGGCTTTCAGCCTATCCATAGCGGATCATGAACACCGTCCCACACAAAGCAAGAAAGACCATTAATGCGAATGTTTTGAATGTAGAACCAAACGATTCACTCTGCTGATATTCATTCATACACAGAGAAATAATGAGAATTCCAAAAGAAACATAGAAGAAAAGAATTACAAACTCTTGAAGAGTTTGATGACGTTTACGACGTATAGGATTTTGTTGTCGCATCGCTTCCTCCTCTTCAAACAATAAATCATACTTTTTCTCCTCTTTTTCAAGAGCAATCGTATCATTCATCAATTTTCTCTTTATTTTATTTTCCTTCAATCCTGTGTTATGTTGCAAATTCTTAAAACTCTGAAAATTCTTTTGAATCGATTGTCGTATCTGAAGAAGTTTCTGTTCGGTCGGTTGTAAGGTATATTGAACAAAGGATGCAATACTTGTACCCTGCCCCATCTGTTTTAGGAAGTAGTTGTTTGCGTAGTGCATTTAATTTTTGTGTTTGTGGTTGCGTAATCTCCCATTGTAAAGTACCTACGATTCCAGAAACGATTGTCACGGCTTCTTGCAGTGTAAGTGGAGCGGCTCCACAAAACACCAAGAACAATAAGAAGAGCCACGGATTCCAAAATGTAAAAACTAACAGCAGGTAAGATTTGGTATCGCCGGAGATAGAGCATCAAAACGGTAACAACAAAGAAGAGAAAGAGAATCTGTAAAAAGAAAAGCGTATCCAACTTATTCTGTGCTTGCCATTCATTAATCTGCCCTTGCCGGGTATAGGTGTCTCTTACACTTTTTCCACCAAGCATTTGGTTTTGCATAGTGAGATCGTCTGTCAAATTTGCAAGAGTGTTATTTCGACTCAGAAGTTGACCATAGGCCAACATGTTTTGACTCGAACTATCCGCAAGATTGATACTCTGAACCAAATTGTCTTGGTTCATAGTTCGGATAGACTGCATCGTGGCATCTGCATCAATCGTCGTAGACGGTTGACTAGGATCCATACGTTTGATTGTGTCTGCGTCAAGTGCTGGAAAGGCATATTCGTAGGAAGACGCCATTACTACTTCAGAATTGTATAAAAAATAGACCATCGATGCCTACGATCTCATTACGTGAAAAATGACTGCAAGAGCAGAAATATTCAAAAAAGCATAGAGACCAAGTAAGACATTTGCGTAACGATTCTTTTCAGAATTGTATTCCATCACACCTTTGCGGAAATCCGCTTGAGAAAGATATTCCTGAGCATCATCAGCACTTTGTTGCAATGCTAGAATCTTGCTTTCTACTTCGTTCGTACTTCCTATTTCCCCCATGGAATTCAAACGCTCTTGATATGCATTCAGAATACCCGTGTAGTAGTTGTTGATATAGTTGAGAATAGACCTCATATCATTCATGCGAGTGTTGAGACAAGCCATATGATATGCGATTCCCTTCAAGTATTCGTCCTGTGAAATAAATCCATCGGTACTATTATATTCGGACGTTCCAGTTCCAGGTCCTGTAAAAAGAGAATCGAGTGTACTTTGAGACACTGGAGAGTAATTGGACTCCGTAAATATGCTGAAATAGAGAGACAAGAAAAAGTCATATCGAGACTTGTAGTAGCAGTATTCCAAGATATATGCTGCGAAAAATCGCATGTTTTTACATTCAATCGTAACCTTCCTCTGTTTCTGTGTCATAGTCAAGACATTTTGAGTTTGAGCCATTTTATAGAAATAAAACAAGCTTTCGGAACCTTCTTGGGGAGGAGCATTTCCAATTCCAGTGGATGGAGAGTAGAGTTCTTCTCCAGAAAGAAGGAAGCCATCCCTAATAAGTTTTCCAACAATCGATGTTGGGTTCATCACAATTCCAAATGTTTGATCTGTCTTTTGATCCGATGGATTCCAGATACTGTTTGCAGATAATGCAGAAGATCCTGACTCAGACCATGTATAGTTCCCACCAACTTGTGGCATGATGTAATCGTCCACAATTGTCATCACGGAATACGATGCAACAGGGACAGGTCCAGAAGGACCTTCACACATAGGGAGTGAAGATCCACTGCCAGTGCCACCACCACATTGAATCCCTGCTCTCGGATCTCTATTTGCGAACCCTTGGATCATTGTAGATCCTGGACCAGATATAGATACAGCCCCCATATTTTTCAAAAATGCTTCTTGATCTGGGGTGTTCAGAGTTGGCTGAAAACCGGAACCCATACCAAACACAGTACACACAGATCTTCCATCAGATAATCTATATGACCTAACTCCACCAAATCCAAATCCTCTACCTTCAGTAGAGAGGGGATTACAATTTACAGAATTACTTAAATATATTCCTTCTGGAAGACCAGTACCCATAGATCCTGTACTACCACCTGTAGATCCTGGGAAACCGCCTGAACCTCCAGAATTTATATCAAGAGGTCTCAACAAACAGTTTGACATCATTCGAAAATCAATACCTAACACTTCATATGCTTCTTTCGCAAGACCTTTGCCTGACAAGAAGTTTAACAAACGCGGGTTCGTATCCTTTGGAATAGAAGTCAACATAGGTACATTCAGGGAGGAAGGATTGAAAGGAGTCAAAAAATCTTTCAAGCTTATGAGTACACCTTTCTTTACAAACTTTGAAAGCATTGTTGCATTTGCACTACTGGATGGTGCAAACATAGGGGTTGTTCCAACTTGAACATTCATATTCAACATAGAACAGGGATCATTTCCTAATGCTAAGGCCATCTTCTAGAAACCCTATAGATTTGATCGTAGGAAAGTTTATTGGAACGATCCTCGCTTGTATGCGAAATAACTTAGAACACCTCCCACAAGCAATCCTGCGTAAATTGGACCGGAGTAACTTGCAAGTCCTGTTGAAGTACCTTGTGAGCTCACAGTGTATTGCATAGGTGCTTCTTTTGTTGGAAATAACACTTGTACTTCCACACCTCCCATTCGGAGGAAGAGAAATATGGAAAGAAGGATAAAAATCAGACTTCCTCCAAAGATCCAAAAAAGCATAGATTCTTTCATAGGTCGGAAGAGTGGAAACCATCCTTCGTAATAGGAAACATGTTCTTCCTGTTTGATAGAGGATTCATATCGCTCCTTGGATTCATCCACCAATTCTTTCTTTTTCACATACTGCGAATAATCAACATCTGTAGACTCTTTCATACAGGTTTCAATGAGTTCTAGAATTGGTATTTGTTTCCGAGGAATTTCTGACATAATGTATTCAATCACACGAGGTGCTTGAGAAACATAGCTTGTATTCAACATTTGTATATCTCCATATGTTTGATTCTTATTGATCTTTGCGTTCGTAACTTGTACTCGAAAGTTTTTGAGATTCGAAATCAATTCATTTGTCTGATAGTACTTCAAAAAATCATTGATATTCGATGAACTTCTAGCATTTGCAAGAATTGTCGCACAGCTTGGAGTAGGTGTTAGAGGGATTTTGACACCTACATCAATTGTCGCGGAACTGACACCAGGATCTATGTACATAGAACGAATTTTCGGATTTGTACTGTTCGTCGTAACAGGCATGTTTCGTGCAAAAAGAGTGATCTTTGTGTTGGGATTTTGCCATGGATATTTCCTGGGCATGGGCCAATCAACAGGAGGTCGAAATGGACCTGGTCTATTATAGGGTTTATCGGGATCATGGCTGAGTTTTTTATAAGGAGGTCTAAGCGAAGCAACAGTTGTAGGAGGAGGTGGAGGAGTAGGCGTAGGCGAAGCAACAGCAACAGGAGGTGGAGGTGGAGCAACAGGAGGCGGAGGTGGAGGTGCATATACAGGCACTTCAACCGCAGGAATTCTTGGTGCGATTCTCGAGGTTGATGATGCGTTGCCCATCTTCTAGATCTTGTCTATGAAATGTTCATGAGTCTAAGGAACACATACTCTATAGAGAATACATTCTCCCGCGGTAGGACTTGGACGACTGATTTGTACAACATCACCAGGTATAAGACCTATCATGCGAGCGATTGGATCTTCATGAAAACGAATCAGAGGGAGCTGGGTTTTTTTCGCATACATCGATTTCAAGAGAGCTGGAACCTCCTCAGCCGGAACCTTTTGATGTAAAGGAACAAGCATATGTTTCAAAGGATTTGTTACAATTGCAGAGATTTGGAAATAGCGAACCTTCACTTGTCTGGTCGCCCAGAATTCATAAGCGGTGGTATGAAAGTTTGGTGCAATTGGTTCTAGGGTGAGAATAATGAGTTCTGTTGTCTTAGGGTCAAAGTCTGTTGTATCAGGATCTACTATGGTTGACGTAAACGATTGAAGTCTTTGCTTAATTTTTTGCAAGGAATATACAACACGACACTTTGTAATCGATTCTTCTTCTGGCTTTTCTCGCAATTCTAAGAGCATTCCTAGGGCCGGATACTCCCCTCCAGCTTGCGTTTTCATAATCTCATGAATCTCTTTTGGACTTAGCCTTCGATATGGTTGCGTGTTGTATCCAACATCTTCCAAATGATCCAGCAATGTAACACGGCTACGATAAAGAATATCAACTGTCTCGTAGTTCATTCTATGGGGACTTTGCTTTAGTTCGTAGAACTCTATCAATTTTTAGACCGATTCTTTCGGGTCTTCCTCTTCTTTCTTCGACCTCCCTCTTGGTTATTGAACATAGGTTTGTTCATAGTTTGTGTTGCATATTGTAGCATGGGTTGAAAAAAACGATCCCCATTTGTGTCTGGTTGTTCCAGAGCAGAAAGTCCACCTTGTGGTGTCCACCCTCGTTGGATGGCGGAGTTGACTTGTTCTAGAAGAGTTTCTATAGAAGAAGCGGACTCTACAGTATATTCTAAGGAAGAACTATCCCTATTGTTCCTATTGTTCATGTTGTTCATATTCAACTCCTGTGTATCACCTAATATTCCTATAATTTCAGAACTTGTTCCATTGTTCGAAGACATTTCTAGTAGTTCTCTAGATCTTTTTGATTGTTACCTTCATACCAGATTCATACGACTTTCCTGATACTGTAGGAGGTCCACGACTGCGAGCATTTGGAGAAATTCCTCTGTTTCGAGGTGTAGTATTTCTCCTTGAAGCCCCCATGACAACCCCTCCTCTCGCAGCGGTTTGTTGATCTTCCATAAAGCCAGAATATGCCATTGCTTGCGGACTTGTATCAATGACAATGGTAGGAGGTCCGTTGGGAACAGGGGATGGAAGAATCTCTTGCTGTTGCATTGTATAGGGCTGGCCATAGTACATAGGAGGCATCTGCGAGCCTTGCATAGGAGCTCCTCCTTGCATAGGAGTTTGCATAGGATATGAGATCATAGGATATTGCATTTGTCCTTGGCCCATCGTTTGTTGTACCATCCCTTGTTGCATTCCATAAGGAGACATCTGAGAGCCTTGCATAGGAGGCATCTGCGAACCTTGCATAGGAGGCATCTGGGTAGCTTGCATAGGAGACATAGGAACCATTGGATATGCCATCCCCCCTTGTTGAATGAATTGTGGTTGTGGTTGTGGTTGTGGCTGTGGTGTAAAATAGGAGGTACTTGTGGTTATACCAACTGGCCCTGAAGGCACTGAAGCTACTGGCCCTGCAACTGCAGCAGCTGCTTCCTGCTCTTCTTCCTCCATAGACTCTTCCTCCGTTTTGGGAAGGAGAACACCCATCGCTACCAAATCTTCGTCTCGTACCTCAGGTGGTAGATCTTTCGACACATCCACATACTCTCTGTATTCTGGAACACGTGTTTCAGGAAGAATCCTTTCTGGAAGAGGTTGACGCAAAGCAAGTTGAATTGCTTCATCACTCGGAATAGAATCTGTATCCAGCATCGGCGGATCTTTCAAATGTGCGACTCCTTTTGCAGTCAAGAATCGAACTCCCATATTCAAATATGTCTGCAATTCTTCTCCTAAGAGTTTTGTCGCATAAGGCATTTCAACAACACTTGTTGTCGCTTGGCTTTTTCCAAGAGTCGGTAACAATTCCAGAGTCTGTGCTGTCGATCCTATGAATTTCACAGGGCCGTCGCACATAGGGCATACGAACAAATTCTGTCGTTGATTGAAAATAGGAATTGTTCCACACCCGTTGCAAATACGAAATTCTGTTCTGTCAGAACGTTCCATAATAGATTCTCGTGCAAATCCACTGATTCCATGAGCAATCAATGCATCACGTTCCATTTCACCAATTCGCAGACCACCTTCTGCACCTCTTCCACCTGTCGGCTGATGGGTTCTCTGTTCTCTCCTGCCTTCTCCACGAGCGTTCCATTTGTCTTCTGTCATATGTTTCAAACGCATTCCAAACACAGGTCCCATGAAAATAGTCGTAGGCATCTGGACTCCAGAAGCACCGTCGTACAAGAGTTCATTCCCTGTTTTTTCCAACCCAAACTGTTTCTCCAAAATTGTTCCAATTTGTTCCACCGCACCTTTGTCACTCATAAAGAGCGTTGCATCTCCCACCATCGTATGTTCCCAACACACTTTTCCAAACAACATCTCCATGAGTTGAGCAATCGTCATACGACTCGGAATACAATGGGGATTTACAATCATGTCTGGGACAAGACCATCTTTGGTACGAGGCATATCATGTGCTCTGTAAATCATGCCAATCGTTCCTTTTTGTCCATGGCGTGTACTAAATTTGTCCCCTAATTCAGGAGTTCTATCCTGGGTAATTCGAACTTTCACGAGACGTTTTCCTTGAGCATTCACAGTGACTAACACCGATTCAACTCTCCCAGACGTCCATACTTGAGGTGTAAGAGAGGCGTCTTGGATGGAGTCTTTCTCGCCTAACCGCATGACATATCTTCCAACAAGAACAGTTTTCGATGTGACCCATTCACCAACACGAATCAACCCTCTTTCATCGAGTTTGCTGTAATCAAACCCTACGTGCAGATGTGTCCATTCAGGAACACTGGAAGGATGAGCAATCACACTGGTTGTTCTCGTCTCTTTTTCATCTGCTTCATAGGTGTCATAGGAACGATAGTTGATATTTCGAAACAATCCTCGTTGAAATGCATCTCCATTAAAGACAATTCCATCGTCTTGATTGTACCCTCCAAATGGCATAATTGCCATGATAATATTTGCACCATATGGCATCATACCATCTCCTAAAATATCATAGACCAACGTTCGAACCAGAGGAGCTTCACCATAACAGAGAATGTTTGCGGCATTATCATACCTATTCTGGAAATTTGTTGCATATAGACTGAGGCCTTGTTTTGATTGAGAACAGGAGAGTTGATTTCTTGGAGATTGATTGAAGTTTGCAAAAGGGATCATAGATGTGACAATACTGACAATTGTACTTGGGTGGATTTCTACGTGACTCGTTTCTTTGTTGATATGTTCAGGGAAATGCACGATGAACGCTTCGTTTTGCTCATACGGATCGATGTATTCAATGACGCCTTTGTAAGGTTCAAGAGAATCCTTGTAGGTTGTAAGAGGGATGGGACCTGGTTGGTTCGACATTGGATCAAAGAATCCAGGTGTAGTAATATCTTTCCCTGCTGCATCAGAAAACGATCCTAGAACAAGATCTCTCCACGATTTTTTCGTGAGAACAGGCATCGATGTAGTCACATCTTTGGTATGTTCCAAATGAACAAGAGGTCGACAAGGACGTCCTTCATCTGTGAAAAGAGAGACACGACGATCTCGCACATTGAATGTAATACTCGCAAAGGCTGGAAGACATCCAGTCCATTTCATCAGTTTCAACACTTCTGTCAATTCAAACGGTTGAAGAGTATACCCAACAATTCCATTGTTGATATAACAAGGAACACCGAGTTGTTGAAGATCAGGACGCATTTCTGAACAAGGAAGAACCCATGCTCTTTCAATGAGAAATCGTTCAATAGGTGCAGGATCTGTTGCAGTTGAAAGAAGTGTCATCAAAGACAAATTTTTCGTAATACCAATCGACTTTCCACCAGGAGTCTCACTTGTGCAATAGTATCCATATTGACTTCCATGCAGTTGGTGTGGAGGAATGAGTGCAACTGCTGATGTATAATTCAATACTACACGGCGTAAATGACTCATGAAATCGAGATAGGAAATACGAGAAAGAGCTTGTAAAACACCTGTCTTTTCATCACTGTGTCCAAGAACTCCACCACCACCAGCACCACCTGTCACCCATTTTCCCTTGAACCCACGCATCAACATATCAGTGATCAAATTGTATCGAAACAATTTTGTAGTATTTCCTTCGCTAAAAATATTGATGAATTTCTGACCACGGTACATATCAGTGTTGTATTCGTATTCTAAGTCAACTTCACGACGCACAGCTTTTTTCCAAGCAGTATATGCATTTGTAAAAAGCATACGAATGAGAACACCACTCGTCAAACATCTTTGATTTCTCGTATCATCTCGATCTGTTTTCTGATCAATTCCAACGTGAACACGCATAAATTTCCTCACACAATCTGCGAGAAAATGCACACGATTTCCTCCATGAATATCTGTGATATGAATGAAGACTTTGTTATAGAGGATATCATACACGTGACTTACACTAAATCCTTTTGTCATTGCTTTGATGAATTGAATTGCAGAGACTGTATCAACGAAAGGATATGCTTGTCCAATACTTGGAACAAGAAGAGGAATCATTTGACGAGCTTCACTTCCTTCAAGATCTGGATAGATGAGACGAAGAATATCTTCTTCAGACGTGACACCGAAGGCTCGAAAGAGGACAAAGATTGGAATAGGAACTCTGACAAAAGGAAGTGTAACAACAAGACTCTCGGTTTTGTTCACCCATTCAAATGTGACAATTTTCACTTCTCTTGTTTTGGGAGAAAGACATGTGATATTTCCATAGGTCGAGACTTTTGGATGTTTCAACTGTTTCCTCAAATACAGAGTGTTGAACGCTTGTTCTTGGCGACTAATCAAGACTTTTTCGGATCCACCAATGATGAAATAGCCGCCTTGATCTTGGATACATTCCCCAGCTTCTTGCAAGAAGGCGGCTGGTTTTCCGTGGAGAAGACAGAAACGAGAGTGTAAAAGGATGGGGATTTGGAACAAAGGAACTCTTGGAAACACACGCACATACGGTCCTACAGGAGCACCTGTGACAGGATCCACAGGAGATGGAGAGGAAGGATCTGTGATTGTAATTTGCAAATGAATGTTCGCAACGACTGTTGCAGAATAGGTGAGATTTCTCAAACGAGCTTCGTTTGGAAAAAGAACGCGTACTTCGTTTCCTTTTTGAAGATGGAGTGTCGGAGTTCCTATTTCAATTTCTGTTCCTGAAGGACCACCAACAAAGAGTTCGACACGATACATGTAGTTTGTGGTATTTGGAATCAATTCTTTCAAAATGAGAATAGGATTGTTCGCCTGTAAAATAGCAGGAAGATCTTCTGTCAGAAATTGATCATAGGAATCAATATGATGACGAACAAAAGGATACTTGAACGTTTCAAAGTAGGTTCGTAAAAGAGACCGAGAAAGTTCTGTGGAAGAGTCTGATGACTCTTTTGTTGACATCATACTGTCAAATCTATTCGAGGGAAGAGAGGAAAGAGGAAGAGTTTGACGTAGTATAGGATACTATGTCAAAAACACGAGAGATTCAGAGGTCTAATATGTAAGACTAGATTTGGAAATACCTGCACCATAGATTGTTGCATCTTTTCCAGCAGAACGTAGTGTATTCACTTCAGGACGAGGGCTGGGGAAATTTCCATTCGGAAGAGTTCCATACCCCTTTGCCTGCATTTGCATCACTTGAAAGGCACCAGGAGTGCTCGCTTGCATCCCTAAACCATTCGGTCCATGGATAGGAGAAAAGGGGCGTTGAACAAACTGTGCAAGAGCGTTGGGCATATTTGCGAGAATTCCATTGGAGATAGGAGTAGTTGAACCATAGCCAAAGCCACCTTGTTGTTTCTTATTCTTTCGTGTCCCTTTCCTTCGACCACCTGAGAGAATTCCACCCATTCCAATGGATGCCGGGACATTCGGTGTCATATTCTCTTTGCCACATTGTGTAGAAAAACTATCAGCATTTGCAAAGCCAAAGCCTTGGTTTACATATGGAAGAATGGAAGGTTCTTTCGCACCTGCAGGTTCTCCCATGGTGTATTGAAGAGGAGCTCCTTCAGATGGTTGAAACCCTCCTCCACCCCTCTGACGCTTGGAACCCATAAACTTCAAATAATCAGCAGCAGCTTGCTTGGAAATATCTTTTCCAAATATTTTCTTCCATTTTTTCTGAAATCCTGATACTGCTTCCGTTTGAGACACTTTAGAAAGAGAGGAGGTGACATAGTTGTTAATTTCTTCAAACGCACGACGGAGAGAAGGAATTGTCATTGCTTTCGATGTCACGATCTTTGCCTTACGGGTCTTCGTAACCATTCTACAGAGTTCTGAGAAAATGGAGTCTAGACACGGGATGCAGGGTATCCTAGATACGAGTTATTCTTCTTATTGTTGGAAGTTCCAAAGAGTCCCGCAGAGTTGTTCTTCTTGTTGTTCGACGATCCAAAGAGTCCTCCATTGTTTTTCTTATTGTTCGACATTCCAAAGAGTCCTGCAGAGTTGTTCTTCTTGTTGTTGCCTGTGATTGCATTGACTGTGTTAGAGGCAGTGTTTCCAATGGTAGTCAACGTCGTGTTGATCGCAGATGTTACAGGGTTGGTTGCTGATGCAGCCGATGGTGTCGCAGCTGCAGAGTTCGTCACTGCGTTTTGAAGGGTTTGCATAGGAGTTTGATTTGCATTTGCATTTGCATTTCCTGTGAGACGCTTGGAAAAAACAGTGAAAAGAGCTGCAAGAATGAAGAGAATTGCAACAGACAATACAATCCAAGGAGCTGCAGAAGTAATACCTACTTGCCATGTACTAAGACGATATTCTGAGTAAAAAAGATTCACATGGTGAACCCCTGCAGCAAGTAACGCAATCAAAGAAACTATGACGAGAATCGTAGGACCTAATCGGGGAACTACGAGGAACGCGAAAAAGGCTGTTATGACAAGTATAAAGAGTCCAGGTAGAAACAACTCCATTCTAACAAGGAAATGGATAAAGGGTTGCCTATATTTTTTCCATTAATTCGACGTGTGTTAAGAAGTGTTTTCTGCAACAAGAACGTTTCAATCCAAGACGTGTCATTGCAGCCATTTCAATAGTCTGGGGGATCTGTGTGCCATCCATGAAGAATTGTTCACTGGTACCTTTTTTCTTGAATACTTCTGATTTATAGGCGTTCCACTTATCGGCGAGAACATTGCCACAACTCATGCACCGGATAGGAATAATCATTTTGGGACCCTGTTACTGGTAGTCTTTTGAAATCAATTTTTTGAATTTCACTTCCGACAAGACAATTCCATGCGTCCATTCCCTGTGTAAAAGAAGATAGGGGGTGTCCAGAAACTATGTCATCTGTCTTGAACTTGAGTGGTTTGAACTATCAGAGGAGCAATCCTCTTCGCCGTGAAATTCTAAATCTCCAGGCGGAGATTGCAAATTTGAAGAAGGATATTGGATCAATCCGAACTTCAGGAGGAGCGTTTGCTGGTGCTGGAGCAGTGGGTCCGGCTGGTCCGGCAGGTCCTGCTGGTCCGGCGGGTCCTATGGGTCCTCCTGGTCCTGCTGGTGCTGTTGGTCCTGTGGGTCCTGCTGGTCCTATGACCTACATCGCAATGCCTCCCAACATGATGGGTGCTGTCGGCCCTGCAGGGCCTTCCTCTGGAGCAGATGAGGTTGTTTCTGCAAAGGCGACTTTCTAGAGAGCGAGGATGCGTTTCAATTGAGAAAGAGTCAAACAAATACCTTTTTCTTCCAAATCCATGATGATTCGTTTGAATCGTCCTGGAAACTGAGCTGCAGAGGTACGAATGGTTTCCATTTCTTCCTCTGTCCATTTCGAAACAGTTGATTTTTCTGGAGCAGACACAACACTCCCTGTCACAGAACGTTCCATGCCATCACTTGTCTGTCGTAGAGTTCCCACAGAAAGTGTATTCGAATGTTGTTTTACATGACACGCATCGCACAAGACAACGAGATTTTCCAGTGCATTTCCACCACCTTTTGCACGTTCTTTGATATGATGGACTTCTAACAAATCTGTTGCACCACATGCTTCACACGTATGACGTTGTAAGTTTGCATTCCAACGTGATGCAGGAGCATCTTCAATCCCAGTAGTCCCTGTGAGAAGACGACGAACTTGTGCGGCACGATCGAGAACTGCTAGAGGGAGTCCCATAGCTCTCGCAACTTCCAAGCCATAGAGTGCAGAACCAGATCCAGGTTGCAGAGTTCGATCGTAGATCAATTTTCCATCGGGAGTTCGTTCCACCTTCAAATGCCAGACTTGGGTTCGTGGAAGAGTCTGGACTTTCAGCAAATCATGGAGATGTGTTGCAAACACAAAATTCGCACCAATTCTATCAAAATGTTCCAGTGTTGCTGCGACAATCGCTGTTGCGGAGAGAGACTCTGTCCCAGAACACACTTCATCCCCTAGAATCAAACTCTTTTCCGTAGAAAGTTCTAAGATTTCTCGTAACTCTTTCATTTCAACAGCAAAACTCGAGAGACCTGCCCAGAGATTGTCTTGGTTCAAAATTCTGCTAAAGGCTGCGTCGTAGAGTCTGAGACTCATTCCATCCGCTGGTACGAAGGAACCTGCTTGAGCTAGCAAGATAGAAATACCAATGGCTTTCATCAGACTTGATTTTCCAGAAGCATTCACTCCATAAATCAACCATCCTTTCACAGAATCACTGAATTTCACAGTGTGTTTCACATATTCCATACGTGTCTGAGCAGTTTCGAGAAGAGGATGGCGAAGTCCTTCAATCTCGAGAGACTCTCCTAAGGTTGGTTGAACCCAATGGAACTCTTCTGCGACTTTTGTAAGAGAGAGTGTACAATCCAACATTCCAATCCAATCCATCCATTCTCCTTGTACATCTTTGAGAGAACACCAGAGAGAATCACACACAACCCGTGATTCTTTCTCAAGGAGTTTGTTCAATTCAAGAATTCCTGCATACAGTTGTTCTTTCATGCGTATCAATTCAGGAGTTTGTAGAGTGATAGGACCAGACTTTTTCTTTTCAATTGTAAATTCCGAAGATGTTTCTTTACAACTGTATTTGTAGGCGTTCAGAGATTGTTCGTGAAGTCTTGAACCTTCCCATTCCCATGTATCTCCTCGTTTCACAAGATGGAAAGAGTCTGGGGCTAGATGAATCTTTTTACAAAGTGTTTTCCAAACCGTTGTCCAAGTATCAACATGGGATTGAATCTGTTGTTCCTTTTTGCAAGACTCTTGGCCTCCAATGGGAGTCAAATACCCAACGAATCCTGATTCCTCTCTTTGAACAGCTTTTTGTTCATCGATAAGAGTCTTGCATTGGTAACGAACTTCTTCAAAGGTTTGTTGAACAGTGGGAGAAGCTGCAAGAGGAGTGTTTTCCAAATGTTTGAAGAGAATTGCAATTGCAGAATAACTCTGGGAGAGTTGGAGGACATCGGTTGTTGTCAGAAGTCCTTCCGAAAGTCTATAGTGAATTCTGGGAAGATCATACAGACTTTTCAAAGTCGATTCGAGTTTCGATCGAAAGATTGGAGGAGACTCTTTCATCCACGCAATGGTTGACCAACGTGTTTGGAGTTCTTCAGCATTTGTAAGAGGGCGAAGAATGCGTTCTCGCAACGCTCGTTTTCCAATCGCAGTACATGTTCGATCCAACAAATGGAGAACAGACTTTTGGCCAGAATATGTAATCATATTGAGTTGTTCTAAGATGTTTGTACTCAGACGCATCCACCCAGAAGGTTGATACATCGAATGAGATACAAGACGATGGAGTGTTTTTGGAAAATGGTCTTCTAAATACCGAAGAAGTGCCACGAGACTTCGTTCCACAGGAACTCCTTTGAGTTGCAACGCAGAGTGAAGAGGAAGAAGAGATTTCACTTGAAAAAGCGATCGAATGTATTCTTCTCTTTGGAACGCGTTGAGAGAGTCTAGTTTCTGTGTAAGAGAGAGGGGTGGACGGTAGAGAGATCCATGAATCGCAAATTGACTTCGAATCGAAGAGTCTGATAGATCTGATGCACCAGGTAGATGTGCGATCACTTCTTTGACAGAATACACTTGGAGCATATGGAGAATTTGATCAGAAGCTCCTTCAAAACTCACAACTTCACCTGTTGTAAGATCAATGAGTGAACAAGAGATCTGTGAATAGATCCAGAGAGATGCGACACACATACGATCTTGTGTCGCCATTTCTACGTGAGTCCCTGGTGTCAGAATTCGCACAGGGACACGATCCAGAACAGAGTCTGTTTTTGGATCTTTTACTTGATCAACAACAACAACTGTCCATCCTTCTCTTGTCAAGAGATTCGCGAATTTGTGCAGACTTTGTTCAGGAAATCCTGCTTCCACCAACACTTCATTCGTCGTTTCTTTTTCTTTTAATGCAATCCCAAGAAGATCCACAGCTTTTTTCACAGAAGTCTGAGGGGTGTCTCGCGTATCAAACAATTCGTAGAATTTTCCAACAAGGAAAAAAATACATGTATGAGGTCCATAGATGTCACTATAGGTCTTATACAATCCTCTATATTGCTGGTGTAATTGGAGTGCCATTCTTAGAATATCTAAGACAGAATACGTTTAGATCAAACATCTAAATCATCTTTTTCAAGAGTTCGATAATACCCCACAATTGCATCACCGCTCGGTCCAAGATAGTCATTGTTGATAATAGAAAAAGGTATCGAATCTTTCCAGTAAAAACTTAGATCTATTGTATCTTTCTTCGTCGAAGCAATAGAATCAAAAAAAGAGTCTTGTTCTAGATAAGGAAGTTTCGGATATCCAACAAAGCGATTGTCACGAATGGAAAAAATCCATCTATGATGAATATATCCACGATACGGATATCGTGGATTCTCAAATCTCGCTAATTCAATGTATTTCGAAGGAACCGCGATATATCCTTCTTTACTGATCTCTGCAAGTTTCTTCAAAACAAACTTTGGATTTGAAATATCTTCAAGCGTGTGTGTGCAAATACTGAAATCAAAGGGTCCATGTTCTTTGACATACGCATCGACTTGCGTCCAATCGTCAGGATTTGTAATATCCATTTGAAAATGACGTATAGAGCTTGTAGTAGGTGTATTTATATCACAAATTGCATCTATAACTTCTCCAGACCATCCTGAAGCAGTTCCTCCAACATCAATACAACGGAATGGACCTTCTTGCCTTTTCTTTCGTAAAAATGCAAGAATATCACTACGATCCCATGTAGAGACACGAACGGTATGAATCATACTGTCTTGTAGAGTATGTTGACGTTTAGGTATTTAGAGAGCTTTGTTTCGAAGCATCATGTAATCTTTGTAAATATCACGAAGCATTCCTTCAGGAGGTCCTTTCGATCCTTCTTTCAATGGCTTGATGAGTTTCGCTTGTTCGAGTGAGGTTCGAATTTCGGCAATGGATTTCGAACGGCTTTCTTTTGAGATATCTTTTGCACGTGTGAAACGTTTTTTCAATCCCCCAAGTTGCATACGAATTTTACGAGTCGTTTTCACAGATCGTTTGAATTTTGAAGAAGCTGTTGTCGGAGGTGCAAGAAGTACACGGGACATTTTTTTCTTTGCAGGAACAAGTTCTAGTTTTTTCTTCTTTGTTCCTCCTCCAACGGGAGCTAAGGCTGGAACAGGAGGGAGAGTACGAGCCGTTGCAGCAGCTTGTGTGGCAGGTGTAAGAGGGAGTGGAGATTGAGGGACCGATCCTGCTCTCTGAGGAGCTGTGCCGAACAATGTATTGCTCTTTGCCATGAGAGGTGCAGCATTTCCAACATTGACGTGGGAGGTGATCTGTGGTCCTGGAGGAATATTGGAGCGACTGTTCGCAGCTTTTTTCCCACCTTCTTGATCCTGTACACGAGCTTGTTTCCTGGTCCCTTTACGAGGTTTTGTGTAACTATCAGCGGCTTGTCCCGTGATCTTAATTTGTTTTACTTCAGACGACATTCTAGTCGGCCTATCTAAACCTAGGAGAAGAAGGAACGTAGGATGCTACCTTTGGCTAAAATTGATTCCACTACAGCTACCTCTAACCAGTCCAACACCCCTGCAACAATGTCGAAACCTATTTGGCAGAAAGCATTAGAATTATATTTCTCTCAAGCGGATGGAAAGCAAATCATCAGTCATCAATTGGAAAGTGTAAACCATTTTATGAATGTTGACATTCCTGAAATTGTGACGATGGTGAATCCAGTGATTGTGCGTGGAAGTCCAGAGATACCTCTGAGTGGTCCTCGATCTGCTTTAGCCTCTGCAACAGGGTTGAGCACATCTGCTGCAAATGCTTTGATGGGGAATCGGGAAGAAATAAACCTCATGCCTCTAGCACCTGTGAATCGGGAATACGAAGTCCATCTTGAATTCAGCAACCCCCAATTCAAGAAACCGACGATCTTTGAAAACAACGGTGCTGTGCTTCCTATGATGCCAAACGATGCGAGATTGAGGAATTTAACCTACGCGTCTCCACTCTTTGTCGATATTCATGTGACCTACATTGAAGTGGACAATACGCAAGGGGGAAAACAGAACATACGAAAGAGACTCTTTCCAAACGTCCATTTGGGGAAAATTCCTGTGATGGTGGGGAGTGAATTCTGCCAGCTTGCAGAACAGAAGCATACAAATCCAGGGCGTGTCGGAGAATGTGAAGAAGATATGGGAGGCTATTTCATTGTCCAAGGTGGTGAGAGAGTGTGTATTAGTCAAGAGAGAATGTCTGAAAACCGTCCCTTTGTCTTTCGAAACAATCGAAATGTTGCAAAAGAGATGGAAGTGATTGAAGTGAAGAGTATTGGCCCAGACAATGATCAAGTTCCCAAATCAAATGCAGTGAAACTCATGTATCATCCAAAGAACAATCAGATTGTACTATTGCGAGCAACCTTGCCTCGTATGAAATCCCCTATTCCACTGTTCATTCTCTTTCGAGCCTTAGGAGTGTCTGCAGACAAAGATATCCTCGACTTGATTCTTGGAGAGGAAGGAGATACGACCTTCGACGCGATTTTGGACGAGTCTATGGCAGAGGCCTCTCATGTGCAAACGCAAGAGCAAGCGTTGGAAGCACTTTCCTCGTATGTCAAGACATGGTCCTCTCGAGGCAACCGTCCCTTGGTTGTCAAGGACATTCTATCGGAAGAACTCTTTCCTCATATTGGTTCGGACGACAAGTCGTATGAGAAAGCATGTTTCCTCGCTCACATGACGCGAAAAGTCTTGTGGGTTGCTTCTGCAAGAATTCCAAACGATGATCGAGATGCGTATCCCAACAAGCGTGTGGATTTGCCTGGGTTTCTCTTAGCGAATCTCTTTCGTACACATTTCGCGACGATGATGGTGAAGGATATCAAGACATATTTGGCGAAAGAGATCCATAGTGGAAGTTGGAAGGCGACGGGGAATTTTGAAGAAATCTTGAACATCAGCAATATCCATAAAGTGATTAAATCGACCAATTTAGAAGTTGGTTTGAAGACGTGTCTTGCAACAGGGAATTTCGGTTCTGCGAAAGCAGGTGGGCCGACAAAGAATGGAGTGAGTCAAGTATTGAATCGATTGAATTATATCTCGTGTATTTCTCACTTGCGTCGTGTGAGTACACCGATTGAAAAGACAGGAAAGCTTATTGCTCCTCGTAAGCTTCACAATACGCAATGGGGATACATTTGCCCTTGTGAGACACCAGAAGGACATTCGGTAGGAGTTGTGAAAAACATGGCGACTACATCGATTGTAAGTATCTTCAGCAATCCAAGAACTGTTTCAGAATTCTTAGATCGTTATGGGACATTGAAACCATTGACGGTCTCCACCTTACAAGAGAAGCATAAGGGGACGCGAGTGTTTCTCAACGGAGCATGGCTAGGAACCATTTCACCAGAACAAACAGAAGAAACAATACAAGCATTGAAAGCAGCAAAACGAGAATGTATTCTCCATCCTCATACAGGGATTATTTGGAAAATCTCTCTTCGAGAGCTTTGGTTGACAACAGAAGCTGGGAGAATGCTTCGACCTCTATTCTATGCACCAGGGTTGCGAGATGTGTTAGAGGAGAAGTTGGAACCAGAGATTCTTGAAATGAAGACGTGGGAGGATCTTCTTCTTTGGAAGACGCCGAAGGGGAATCCTTTGATCGAGTACATTGACCCAGGTGAGACAGAATCTTTGACAATTGCAATGTATCACAACGATGTCTTAGAAGATACACTGAAATCGCATGCAGAGATTCATCCATCCTGTATTCTCGGATCTCTTGCTTCGAACATTCCCTTTCCAGACCACAATCAATCGCCGAGAAATGCCTACCAGTCTGCCATGGGAAAGCAAGCTATGGGTATGTATGCGTTGAATTTCAGAGAACGGTTTGACGCAATGTCTCACATGTTGTGTTACCCTCAAGTGCCTCTTGTGACACCGTTTATGAGTAAATTCTACGGGGCTCAGAAAATGCCATGTGGTCAGAATATTGTTGTTGCAATTATGACCTATACAGGCTATAATCAGGAAGATTCTATTATGATCAATCGAGCTTTCTTACAGCGTGGAGGGTTTCGAAGTATCTTCTACAGAACATACAAGGATGAAGAGAAGAAGAATCAATCTTCAGGAGAAGAGGAGCGATTTTACAAACCAGATGTGACACTTACACGCCAGATGAAGAATGCAAATTATGATAAATTAGCAGAAGATGGATTTGTCCCAGAGAACCATTATGTCGACAACGACGATATCTTGATTGGAAAAGTCGTTCCTCTTCGAATTCCCACGGGTATGGTGTTACCTGCGGGAGCGAAGCGATACCGAGATGTGAGTCGTACAATGAGAAACAATGAAGTGGGTTGGGTGGATCGTATCTTTCGAAACAGAAATGGGGAAGGCTATTCGTTTGCAAAGGTGCGTGTTCGCCAGGACCGTATTCCAGAGATTGGAGACAAGTTCAGTAGTCGTCATGGACAGAAGGGAACATGTGGAATGATTCTGAATGAGGAAGATATGCCACAGACAGCGGATGGAATTGTACCAGATATTATTATTAACCCACATTGTATTCCTAGTCGTATGACGATTGCACAATTGATGGAGACATTGTTGGGCAAAGTGGGATGTGAAGTGGGAGCTTTGGGAGATGGATCTCCTTTCAACAACACGACGGTCGATGGACTAGCATCGTTGTTGCGAGATCATTTGGGAATGGAACCTTATGGAAATGAGATTCTCTACAATGGATTCACGGGCCGTCAGATGGAGACGAATATCTTTGTAGGGCCTGTGTTTTATCAGAGATTGAGACATTGTTCTACAGACAAGCTGCATAGCAGAGCTTCAGGACCGTTGGTGATGTTGACACGTCAACCAGCAGAGGGGAGAGCAAGAGAAGGAGGATTGAGATTTGGAGAGATGGAACGAGATTGTGTGATTGCTCATGGAATCTCAGAATTTACGAAGGAGAGATTTATGGAATGTTCCGATGCCTTTCGGTGTTTCTCTTGCCGTGATTGTGGTCTTCTTGCGATCGCAAACCCAGAACAAGGCATATGGAATTGTCGTGGCTGTGGAAACACGACGAATTTCAGTGCAGTGGAGATTCCATATGCATATAAATTGTTACTGCAAGAGTTGGAGAGTATGAGTATTAGCAGTCGTATTGTAACCCAGAGTAAATTATTGCATTCGATTGGATCGACCTGTGGTGGAAAAACACTGGAGAGAATAGTGGAATAGTGGAATGAATGAAGACACTGGGCTTGTTCTTGTATTCGATTTAGACGACACACTTGTGGCATCTACAGTCTTTTTTCGTACATTTGGACAAAGCAGAGATGTAGAGTATCAAGAAAATGCGGCAGAAAATGTGGATCTCAATGGTTCTTTGATGTATCTTTTGAAAGTTGCAGTTGAAAACAAAGAGTTTCTTTCTGCAGTTCTGCTTTTATCGAACAGTCGAATGGATTCGTATGGAGATGCAGTGCTTGATCGAATCGAACAAGATTTTTTGAACGATCCATTGTTTGATGCAGTAGCCTACCAACAAAGTCTCATACGAAATGGAACCTATGTAAAAGACTTGGCTGTTGTGGGAAGGATGTTAGAGGGAATTGGGAAATCCTCGGCAAACCTAGAATCGCGTGTTCTCTTTTTTGATGATCAAAGCAGCCATGTTATGCCAAGACAATTTACAGATCCAAGACAATATATACAAATAACACCTCCTTTTCAAACGAATGAGACAGATCAAACAGACTATTCATACTTCTATGAACGAATCAATGAAATGAAAGAGGAAAAGCGTCAGAAAAGCATACAAAGAGGTGGATATCGACACAAAAAGACTCGTCGCCGGCTAAAATTGAAGCGTAGCAAGGCTCGTCGATCCCGGTCCAAACCTTCTCACAATGCCCTATAGTATGCGAGTTCTAAAAAGAAACGGTTCTTATGAAAACGTGAGCTTTGATAAGGTCCTCCAGCGTATCCGTAGATCAGCCCGAGGACTTTCGATTCATCCTGATGGACTTGCCCAGCAAGTTCTTTCCCAGATTTATGATGGCGTCAAGACATATGAACTAGATGAATTAACGGCTCAGCTTGCAGCAAGTCTAACAACAACGCATCCTGATTGGGGAATTTTATCTTCCAGAATTTCGATAAGCAACCATCATAAGCAAACGGATTCTAGTTTTTCTGGCGTAGTTTCTTATCTTTCAAGCCAGAAAAATGTAAAAACGGGAGAAGATGTAACATCGATTCATAAGGATCTTGTAGACTTGTGTAAGAGGAGGGGTGCTGAGATTGATGCATACATTCAATACGATCGAGATTATGAGTTTGATTACTTTGGATTCAAGACACTGGAACGTTCGTATTTGTTGAAGGATGTGAATGGACGTGTTCGAGAAAGACCTCAGCATATGTGGATGCGTGTGTCCTTGTGTTTGTGGGGTCATATGGAAGATTTGAGTCGTGCATTTGAGACGTATGACATGTTGAGTAAGAAGAAGTTTACGCACGCAACTCCTACGCTGTTTTCAGCAGGAACTCCTCATCCCCAGCTGTCATCGTGTTTCCTCGTCGCATTAGCGGAAGATAGTATCCAGGGCATTTTCAAGACATTGAGCGATTGTGCAACGATCAGCAAGTATGCTGGAGGAATTGGCTTGCATATCCATAACATTCGTGCAAGAGGAAGTGGGATTCGTGGGACGAATGGAGTGAGTGATGGAATTGTACCGATGTTGCGTGTGTTCAACAACACTGCTCGCTATGTAAACCAGGGAGGGCGTCGAAATGGGAGTTTTGCAGTGTATCTGGAGCCGTGGCACGCTGATATTGAAGATTTCTTGAAGATGAAATTGAATACGGGTGTGGAGGAAGAGAGAGCAAGAGATTTGTTCTATGCTCTTTGGATTTCTGATCTGTTTATGGAGCGTGTGGAGGCGGATGGAGAATGGACAGTGTTTTGCCCAGATGAAGCCCCTGGATTGGCAGATGTATGGGGTGAAGAGTTCCGTGCATTGTACACGAAGTATGAGAAGCAAGGGCTTGGAAAACGTACGTTGAGTGCTCAGAAACTCTGGTTCCAGATTCTTGATTCTCAGATGGAGACAGGAACACCGTATTTGTTGTACAAAGATGCTGCGAATCGTAAGAGCAATCAGCAGAATCTTGGAACAATAAAATCATCCAATCTCTGCTCAGAAATCATTGAATATTCTTCCCCAGATGAAACAGCTGTGTGCAATTTAGCGTCGATTTCACTCCCTTCGTATATGCGACCAGGACCTTCGAGTAAAAGCAAGATGAGCTTTGATTTCGAGGATCTGCGAAATGCAGTGCGAATTGCTACGAGGAATTTGAATCGAGTGATTGATGTGAATTATTATCCCACGAAAGAGACGTACAACAGCAATATGCGTCACAGACCCATTGGTCTAGGAGTTCAAGGCTTAGCGGATGTATTCGCTCTTGCTGAGATGGCGTGGGAAAGCAGCGAAGCTGCAGATTTGAATCAGAGGATCTTTGAGCATATGTATTATGCTGCTGTGGAAGAGTCAACACTGCTTGCGATTGCTGAGGGAAAGTATAGTACATTTGAAGGATCTCCAGCATCGCAAGGAAAGTTGCAACCAGATTTATGGGATGTTGTGCCATTGACAGAACAAGATGGAAGTTTGGACTGGGTAGGTTTGAGAGAGAGAGTGGTGAAGCATGGATTGCGAAATTCGTTGTTGATTGCTCCTATGCCGACTGCATCGACCTCCCAGATTCTTGGAAACAACGAATGCTTCGAGCCGTTTACGAGCAATATTTATACCAGACGAACCTTGGCAGGAGAGTTTATTATCCTGAACAAGTATTTGTTGAGAGAATTGATGAACCTGAACATTTGGTCAGAAGAGATGAAACAGAAAATTGTTGCGAGAAATGGAAGTGTCCAAGGAATCCCAGAAATCCCTGAAGAGGTGCAAGAGAGGTTCAAGACGTCTTGGGAATTGAAGCAGAGAATCTTGATTGACATGGCGGCGGCTCGAGGAGCCTTCATTGATCAATCCCAGAGTTTGAATCTGTTTGTTGCAGATCCGACATATTCGAAATTGACATCGATGCATTTCTATGCGTGGAAAGCTGGATTGAAGACAGGGTGTTATTATTTACGAACAAAAGCACCCGTGATGGCCCAGAAATTTACAGTCGATCCAAGACTTCTTGCTGCAGTGACTTCTGGAACATACGAAGCGTCGAAAGACCAGGACCAAGACCAAGAAGATTCAGATGCAGACGATTCCTCGGTGGAAGAAGAGGAAGAAACACCAGAGGAGATCAAGAAACGAGAGAGGAAAGAAAAACTAGAACGATTGGCAGCAGAGTATGAAGAAGAATGTTTGAAAGCGAAAGCAGCAGCAGAATCAGGGGACGGATGTCTCATGTGTGGTTCGTGATCAGAAACCTTTCTTCTCATGGAAAGTAGATGGAGGAAGGGATTGCTCCTGAGGAAGTGAAGCAACACATTGATTCTTTTTTGGAAAACATTGAATCAATGAAAGAACGTATCCGGGGAACAGATTACAAGAAATTACAAGAGAATGTATATCATTGTATATCAAATACGTGTTCCGTACTTTCTGCATACATTGATGCGAAGGGTGAAAAAGGGTGGTCCAGTGGATTGAAATACAGCAATGGGACACCCGTTTTTACGAAGGAGGACCAAGAGGATGTAGAAGCTTCGTTTGAACTTGCAGGGCCGTGGCTTCTACCTTTCTTGACCGAAGAGGAGGAAGAGGAAGAAGCATCTTCTGATCCAGTCGATGTGGAAGAATCAGACTTGGAAGGAGGAGGATTGTTTTCTTCCTTAGGATCTACCTCTGCTTCTGCTTCTGCAAGAAAAGCTCTTACACCTCGTCCTGGTTCTACCGCAAATTGGGTGAGTAGGAATCCTTCTTTTTTGCAAACACAAGGGGAACAAGGGCAACAAGCCATGCAATCTCTTGTGCAAGCACAACCACCTGTACCTGTTGATTCGCAAGAGTCGCAAGAGTCCCAAGGGGCACAAGAGGGCCAAGAGGCCCAAGGGGCACAAGAGGCCCAAGGGGCACAAGAAGAAGAGAAACCTACAATGATGCAAAAAATTGGGGATACTGCAGAAACTCTCGGGACTGCAGCACTCATTGGTGCATCGCTTTTTCCTCTTACAGCTGCTCCAGCAGCAGCAGCAAGAGTAGCTCTTGCAGCAAGAGGAGCTGCCACATTAGGAACTGCAGCAAGAGGTGCATCTCTTGCTAGTAAAGCAGGCACTGTTGCAAAAACTGCATCTCTTGCTAGTAAATCAGGTACTGTTGCAAAAACTGCATCTGCAGCAACAAAATCTCCTTCCTTTATGAATCGAGTACGATCGTTTGGAAAGACTCTAGAGGACGCAGGAACCAAAGCACAACAGTATATATCCCCTTATGTGCAGACACAGCCTGCTATGAGTTCCGTAGGAGAAGCTGCGTATACAGGTCCTTCTTACATGGGTCCTGCAGGTCCTGCTTATGCAGGTCCAAACCCTATCATAGGTCAAGCTACGTACGCAGGTCCTTCTTACATGGGTCCTGCAGGCCCTGCTTACGCAGGACCAAACCCTATCATAGGAGCGTACACAGGTCCTTCTTACATGGGCCCTGCAGGCCCTGCTTACGCAGGACCAAACCCTATCATAGGTCCCATAGGAGAACCTGCCTCTGCAGGTCAACAAGCTGCCATGCCTCAAGAGCCTTACATGCCTCAAGCTCCTGTCGTTCCAATCGAGAGGGGTTCGAAATCCATGTTGAGTGATATATCCATTGACGGACTCTTCAACAGCTTCATCCATGTCTTTGATCGAATCGATGCATTCTGGCACAAATTTGCATTTGAGACTCCTGGTATCGGTCGAATGATCTACGGAATTACAACGCCTACTGTAAAACTTCCGTTTGGCACGAGTATTCCATCCACCTCTATGCGAACGATTGTGAATTTTCTCTGTGCACTCCTCGATATTTTTCGTGTCTTGCTTCTGACTCCAAGTCTGTTCATGCCAAAACTTCCATTCCCACTCAGTCTTGCAACAAACTTTTTCATGCCTGCACGTGTTATTACACTGATTTTTACTGCTCTACGCATCGGTGTTACATTGATTCTTATGATAGAAGAATTAATCACAGGACAGTGGAGGCAATTTCTCGCAACAAGTCTAGGGTTGTTTAGTGCGTCAGGAGTTCTTCTCGGATTTTTCGCGAAAATTGTCATCAATGTATGGCTTCTCATTGAACCTAGTTATCGCACAGCACTTGTAAAAGATATATTCAAGTCTGGTAAATCGATCTTAGTATCCTTTCTTCTTTGGATCACCGCAACCTTTGCTCCATCCTCTTACCAAAAACCACTCCAAGATGCGTTGCAGCAAACAAAAGTGCATGTGCAACAAATCAAAGAAAAACTCAAGGCCTTGGAAGATCGTGGGAGTGCTGTTGTTGCAACCCAGGGTTTGAAACTCAAACTTCGTTTCAAAGGCTTTGATTTAGAACAGATGTCTCAAATGAATATTTCAGACATCCAGAACTTAAAAACTCTGGCTCAATGGAAAGAACTTGTTTGTTCGGATGAATTTCATCAAATTATGGAACCTTTGAAAAAATCTGGGAGTTTTGTTCTAGCTCTCCAACTCTTAGGAATTCCCACAACTCCTAGTTCGATGGAGGAAACATGTGGTTCTACACGAGGACCGTTTCTTCAAATTTTGGAAGAGGCAACGATTCCAGAATATGTGTCAGAGGATGGAACTGTCGTTCCAGCACCTCCTCTCGCACAACTCTTTGCTGCACCTACGGTGCAACAACCTGTACCTGTGGTACAACAACCCCAACAACAACAACCAGCACCTACGGTACAACAACCAGCACCTACGGTGCAACCACAACAACCACAACAACCTTTGGTACAAGCAGGTGGAACAAGAAAGAGAAAATCCCGCAAACAGAAAAAGTAATTAGTGTTCGATCTCTTCTATCTCGACTCCTGCCAAGCGGTGGAGAAAGATGAGAAACTCTTTCGGAAATCCCCAGAAACAACTCGGTTTTTGTCCTACATCAGAAGGAAGTCTTCGATCGCTCGCAGAAGCTCCATGACTCATTGCAACAATAATTTGTTGCGGAGGAAGTTCCAAGACATCTCCTTCACGTCCCTCTAAAAACGCTTCTCCCTCTGCGAGAGAGGTCGAAGGAAACTCTTGTTGCATCCACCAATCTTTGTAAAAGGTGAGAGTTGCTTCTGAAATGCGTTGGCGTAGAGGAAGTGTCCAAGGAGGTGTATTCACTGCACTCATTCCTTTCACTAAATCGTAGCATGCAATCATACTACACACCGTTGCTTTCGGTTTCCAAGGATGTTTGAGAAGCCATGCCACACGGCGACGAAAACTTGTCACAGGGTAATGATCATCATCATCCATCATGAGAACAATCGAATGTTCTGCACGTTTGACAGCCAGATTTCGTTTCTCTCCAATCGTATGTTTTTTCTGAAGAGGATGGTAGGTAAAGGACAGAGGACTACAACTTCTTCCAAATTTCATCAGCAAATCTGAAGCCTGTTCTTCCTGTATATCAGAGTCTTCCACGACAATCCATTCAATCTTGTCTTTTGGATAATCGGTTATCATCAGATTGTGGAAGCAGAGTTCTAGAAATTTCCTGCGATTGTATGTGAGAGTGATAACACTGATAGGAGGACACTCTTCATCAGAAAGAATGGGTGGCAGAGGTCCAAGACTCTCGGACGTTTTCCAGAGTTGTTGTACACGACAAAACAAATCCGTGACATGTTGAGAAAACAAGGCTCGTCGTTCCTCAGACTTTTTCTTCTGAATGGTTTGAAATGTGTTAGAGGAGAATGCAGTGGCAAGACTTTGCTCCAACAGACTTTTCAAATTCTCTGTTTCAAAGGTATCTCTCATCGCTGCCTTCCAAGGTATGAGAGTGGCTGGGAGCAGTGTTACAGAGTCTGGACAATCCCCATACTGTTCCACATAGGTTGGGAGAGCATTTCCAATCAAATAAGCACCTGCACTCTGTCCTTCTGCCGCAACAAGACTACAAGCTTCTGCTTGACTGAAAATGAGATGACAAGAATGTTTTGCTTGGAGAGATTTACGAGTCTCTTCTCCCAGACTTTCTACACGAAGCGTTACATTTATAGGAAGATTCTCCAATTCCAAAGATGTTGTTGTATAGACTGTAAGAGGAGGGAAGGTAATGTCCCACAAAGGGAGAAGTTTCTTCGCAGCTTCTCGCTTCGAATGACTTCCTCCTAGAAGCCAGAGACATCCAGCAGTAGGAGATCGAGGGTACTTTTCATATTCGGTGGGAGTGCGATGGGTTGTCCAAGGAACTACAAAGACTCTCTCATCTTGAACGTCAGGATACATGGCTTGAAAGCGTTTTGCATCAGCAGAGCATTTGAAGACAAAGAGATCAAAGCGATCCATGTAAGACTTCCATCCTTCTTCAAACCATTCAGGATTGACAATGAGAACATTCACACGAGCCCAAGACATCCAAGAATAGACTGGAATTTCAAAATGAAAGAGGATATCACTTGCAACAGGTGGTTCAAGAGGATCGGCATGCGTAGGGCCTTCCATCGAATGTTTCGTCGTGATCGCAGACTGTTTGAAAAAGGTCGATAGGAGTTTCACATCTTCCGAAATTCCAAACGGATTGGAGCGATTGTAAAGGAATGTAAAGCGAGGCATTCTAAGAGTCTAGTGAACAAACCCTTTAGAGGTCTAGAAGTCTGGGTCTAAATCTAGGGAGACGTAGAAAGGCGTAGGATGAGTACGAGAACTCTTCACGGGATCACCTGGTCTGATGATCTTGCTTGGATGGAACCTATGAAAGGATCTCGTTGGGACAAACTCTTACGAGAAGAACAAACAACATGGAAAACTCTTGTGGAAAGTGTAAAAGAGGATATTGAACCACTGGTCTATGAACTATCCAATTCCGATAGGAGAGCTGATGAAAAGAAGTTTGAAGCTGCAGGAGGAACTGTTGAAATTGGAATGAAAGGAACTATGGCATTGAACTGGAAATGGCATGGAACAGATACAGTCTATTCTGTAGCAAATTTGGATGCACGAAGAGGAGGAGGTGTCTGGACATCAGAAGATGTTGGAAATGGAAAAGAAATCTATGAAATTCAACATAGAGTTCGTGGAAAACCCTATCCTATATGGAAAAACAAAGGCTATGGACCCTTTGTCGCAGTTGTAGGAGATCGTTGTTACAGTGTAGAGGCGAAAAAGAGTCTGATCTACTGGCGACTCGTGAGCTGGGATGCATTCACAGGAAAAGATGAGAGAGTCCATTACGAAGAGAAAAACTATCGATACAATCTTTCATTGGTTCGAGCAGGTTCTGAAGGAGCCTTTCTCGTTCGTCAAGCAGGTCCTATGCAAGATGCATTTGCAATAGAAAAGAATGGAACTCTTGAACTCTTAGAAGGATATTCAGAGTATTCTCGACGATTTGTATTTGGATCGAATGCAAAAGAATATTTGGTATGGTCTGCAGACAAAGGGAGATGGCGTTTTTCCAACGAACTTCTATGGAGACATCGTCGAACACCTTTTCAATTTCCGAATTTGAGGACAGCAACACCAGAGTCTTTTGATACAAAGCATGGACTTCTAGTAACACGATCCAAGGGAAAGAGAACCTTATGGAGTCTTCGACCAAACTCTAGAATTCTATGGGAGGGGTATGGAAACATAACGATAGATCCATGGGAAGGTTCATGGATTGATATTACACAACCAGGTTCAGAAACACTTTGGTGGAGATACACACCAAATACAATTGCACCTCCTTCTTTGACAACATTGAAAGAGAACAGGGCTGTTGTCATTCGTTCCGCAGAGTCTGAGGATGGCACCAAAATCCCTTATATTCTGGTGAAACCTTCTGGACCAAGTACTGGGTTACTTGTTATAGGGTATGGAGCTTATGGAATATCAACAGGATTTTCTACAACACGCTGGGAACCACTTTTGAAACGAGGACTGAGTCTGGCCATTGGATTATGGCGAGGAGGAGGAGATCATACTCCCGAATGGGAAGACGCAGGACGCTTGGAAGGTCGTGAAAGAGTGTTAGAGGATGCAGAAGCTGTTGTGAGGAATGCAAAGGAGTACACAAGGAGTCCGGCAGAGAGAACATGGTTGTATGGTCGATCTGCAGGAGGACTCTGGGTCGGCGGACTGATTGCACGATATCCAAAAGGAGATCTTGCAGGGGGTGCTTATATGGAAGTCCCTTATTTGGATGTTCTACGAACCATTACAAATCGCAGTCTTCCTCTGACAGATATTGAGACAGATGAATTTGGATTGCCTGAACAAAGAGTGTCTGATTTCGTGGGAGCTCTCAGTTGGTCTCCGATGGAAGAATTGCTCGCAGGGGGGAAGGGAACTCCAGGAGTTGCTCAGATTGTTCGAACAGGATTGAATGATTCTGAAGTACTTGCGTATGAATCTGTAAAATGGGTGATACGTTCGAGGAACGGAAAAGACCGTCCTATTTTTTTAGCTGTGGAAGGAAACCAAGGACATTTTGTGCATGGATCTTTAGGATTGAAACAGAAAGCTGAAGATTTAGCAATTCTTTTAAAACTTCTGGGACTCTGAACCGGCCCTGAAAAAAATCGAATACCTTACTATAAAATGGTAGGTGGTAAGCGTCGTATGACTATGCGTAAGAATCGTAAGAATCGTAAGGCTTCTCGCAAGAACCGCAAGGCAGGCAGTCGCAAGAATCGTCGCAATTAAAAAAGTACGTTGAACGGTATGCTCTATATCCGGTCTATACACTTAGACGGCATATATCGCAAATTCAAATTTGATACGGAATTAGATGAGTAGGGCTATTCTACTGTTTTGTATTTTAGTAGGGCTTTTGTTTATAGCCCATTTTTTTCTAAAAGAAGGATTTGCAACAGATCCGACAGCTGAAGATGCAGCTGTAGATGCAGAAGTAGATCCAGATGCAGAAGCTGATCCAGATGCTCTTGCAGCAGCAGGTGCTGCAGGTTCTGCAGGTTCTACAGGGGGAATGATAGGTGGAACGACAGCTGGTATAGGTGTGAATTTAGTAACGAACAATTACTTCGGTTCAACAGGAGGTCCTACGAGTGGAGGAAACACAGGAGATGGTCCTATGAGTGGAGGAAACACACTTGGTCCTGGATACATGCAAAATGAACCAATACCTTCTTATGGAGGCCCTAATACACCATTTCCACCTTCATACGGTGGAGGAAACACACTTGGTGCTGGATACATGCAAAATGAACCAATGCCTCCTTATAAAATTCCTGTTGATGCAGGGCAGTCCTACAGTGGAAAGGATTGGATGTTACAACCTGATGGAATCACTTGGTTGAATACAAAGATGGGTAAGAGCCAAATAGTTACAGGGGATCAACAGGTGGTGTTGGATGCAAATGGAGTGCCTTCCGTGGATCAAGCTGGAAACTTGATATTGAAAATGGTAGCTCGTAGATTTGAAGAAATAGCGGGGCCTTCTTTTCCTGGTCAAACGTATTATACGGGAGCTGCAAATCTAGAAGGAAGACTTGAGTATAATACAGATACAAGTCTTACGTTTACACCTAGTCCTGAATCACAATCAGGATTTCAAATGTTCTCCTCCTATATTGTTGTAGAAGTACCGAGTTCTATATACAATAGTCCTGAATCTTACAAATTGCCTGCTCAATCCCTTCTCGACAAGTATGGAGGAGCATGGGGAAAAGGGTCTTCTATAAGCAACGGGCCTATTATTATTACTTCTTCAGGAAAGCGTCTCACTCCTGGAAGTATGTACGTGCTTCTTGGATATACTTCAAACAATTCTATGGACCGATTGGATACGGGTATGGGGAATGTGTCTCCCTATGTACACATGGGTGGACTTGTCCCAGGCTCTTCGATGCCTCCTATGTCAGGCTCTTCGATGCCTCCTATGTCAGGCTCTTCGATGCCTCCTATGTCTGGGCCTTCTTTCCCTGGTCAAACGTATCCTACAGGACTTGCAAGTATAGAAGGAAGACTTGACTATAGTACAGACACAAGTCTTAGATTGACACCTAGTCCTGAATCACAACCAGGATTTCAAATGTTCCCCTACTATATTGTTGTAGAAGTACCGAGTTCTATATACAATAGTCCTGAATCTTACAAATTGTCTGGTCAAACCCTTCTCGACAAGTATGGAGGAGCATGGGGAAAAGGTCGTTTTGTAAGCAACGGACCTATTGATATTATTTCTCCAACAAGGAAACTGACTCCTGGAAATATGTACGTGCTTCTTGGATCTACTTCAAACAATTCCATACGACGATTGGATACTGGTATGGCGAATGTGTCTCCCTATGTACACATGGGTGGACTTGTCTCAGGACCTTCTCTAGGATACATACTACCTGAACCAATACCTCCTTATAAAATTCCTGTTGATGGAGGACGGTCCTACAGTGGAAGAGATTGGATGCTACAGCCTGATGGAATCACTTGGTTGAATACAAAGACAGGTGAGAGAAAAACAGTTACAGGGAATGTACAGGTGGTGTTGGATGCAAATGGAGTGCCTGAAGTGAATCAAGATGGAAGTTTGAAGTTGAAATTGGTACCTCGTAAGTATGAAGAAATAGCGGGCCCTTCGATGCCTGGATATATAGAAGGCCCTTCGATGCCTCCTATGTCAGGCTCTTCGATGCCTTACATTGGACCTGGACCGATCGGTGTATCTATGCCACCACCTGTAGGGCCTGGCATGGGAGTATCGATGGAGTCTGGAGATTCGTATGGACCTCTTTCCCAAGGATCCTCGTTTGCCCCACTGCAAGGGGACGTCGATACCAACTTGTCCATCGATATCTCAGATCTCTTAGGATCGATGGGAGATCAAATGGGACAACGTATGGGTGACTATGGCCGTCCCACCGTCATCGTTCGAACTCCTGCAAATGGTGCTGGAGGTATGCCTGGTGGTATGCCTGGTGGTATGCCTGGAGGTATGCCTGGTGGTATGCCTGGAGGTATGCCTCCTATGCCTATGCCTGGACCTATGCCTGGTGGTATGCCTCCTATGCCTATGCCTGGACCTTCTATGATGGGAGATCCTATGAATCATCCTATGAATCGTAAACAACGTATGAAATTGAAGAATACAATGAAGATGTTTGGAATACAAGCAGATCGTTCGACTGGAACAATTACATATGTTACACCAACACAAGAATTCCTTTCTTTACTAACAAGTTACAATACACAAAATGCATCGCAATTGAGTTTAGATCAAGTACAACGAGGATTTTTGTATTTGTTTGGATGTCTATCAATGCTACCAAAGAATGTTGTATCGAGTGTCATTTTTCCAACAGATCCAATGTTTCCTTGGAGAAATTTCTTTGATTGGGTCTATTTTAATAAGAAACCATTACCAAAACCAACAACAGCTCCTGCCCCCCCTCCTTCTGACGTTACAGAAGCTGATATAAAATCTGCACGTGATATTTTCATTGAATCTGCTTTAGGGTCTACATTAGGACCTGCGTATGGGCCAATGGGTGGGCCAATGGGTGGGTCAGACACTCCTATGTCACCAACATGGGGATCTACAGCAGGTTCCTATGGGTCTGGTGACCAAAGATACAGCGGAAACACATTGATTTCAGATCCTGCATCAAAGTGGGAAAAACCAATTGCAATTCTAAACTATG